GGACGCCGGGGAAGACCATGTGCAGGTACTCGGGCGCGTACGGCATGCGGGTGATGCTACCGGAACTGAACGATCCCTAAGGGTGATTGTGGAGCCACAAAGTGGCTTAGGGGTTGTCTCTTGTGGGGTCCCGCTGGCCAGGCTGCTCGGCGGCGCAGACTTCTCCGATGAGGTCCAGCATGTCGCCGAGGCGTCCGCGTAGGCGCTCAACGAGGAGTATGAGGCTGGCGGCTGGGAGTTGGGCGAGGTCTTCGGAGCGGGCATATTCGAGGTCGCGGCGGGCGTAGTCGACGCGTGTGGTTTGAGAGTTGGTGAGGCGCCCCGGAGCGGTCCGGGCATACTCGTCGTTCATCTGTCACCTGGTGCTGATGGGTGGGGGGACGCGTGGGGGGCGCGAGGGTTAATCGTTGGCTAGAAACATGCTGTTGACAATGGGGTAATGATCACGTCACTCGAACGGGCGTTTTATATGAGCAGAACTTGCGCTTCCGATGGGTAGCGCACTCATTTTGTCCCATGGATGGTACAGACAACGATCACGGTGATCGACAACGTTGACGGGTGCCAACCGATCCCCTGCCCGCTTGGGTCATCACCCGCCGACAGGCCATCGGGGATCACGTCCGCGCCGCCCGTACCGCGCGCAGACTCAGCCAGGAGAAGCTCGGCGAACTCGTCGACCTCGACCGCAAGACGATCAACCGGATCGAACAGGGCACCCACGCAACGCTGATCGACCATCTGATCCTCATCGCGGGTGCGCTCGACATCCCGCTGTCCGATCTCGTGCGCTGAATGGCCCGCCGCCGGCCACAGGGGAGCAACCGGCGGCGGACCCGCGGCCACCCGTCACGGGGCGTACGGGGCGGCCGCGCGTCCCGCTATCGGCGTCGGCGCGAGCCGATGGCGGGGGTCAGTGTCGCCGCGCGGGCGTGCCCTGGTGGGGCTTCGGCTTGCACGGCACCTTGTGGAAGTAGAGGGTCGTACCGGGGCCCGATGCCGAGGTCTTGGGGAGGGCCTTGGCCTCGTTGTCGCGCATCGGTTTGTCGCAGCTGAAGCAGATCTTCACCGTCGGATCTCCTTGCGCCAGAGAATGAACCAGGCCCGGTACAACTCCATGGCTTGCGGGCATTCAGGGGGCTCGTCCGGCTGGCCGAGGTCGACCTTGCAGCCGGGGCAGAGGATGCAGTGATCTGCGAGGACGACGAACGCCTCCCCTGCGGGGGTCACGGTATCGACCGTCATCGTCCCTCCCGTGCGAGGAGCTCCAGTTCGGCGCGTGTCTCGCAGCCGGAGGCGTCGTCCGTGCACTGCTCACAGCTTCCGGCGTGGCAGGTGATCGTGGCGCGGGCGGCCTCGGCGACGCAGGGGCGGCAGCTGCGGGGGAAAGTGCTGTAGTTCCCGTCCAGGCGCTTGTGGCGGCGCTCCCCCAGATCGACAGCCGTGGCCGTGTCGAGGCAGACGCTGCACCAGATGCATGCCGCGCCGCGTACCTGCTCCTGTGACAGCCCGTCAAGAGCGGGCAGAGTGAGGAGCAAGAGCGGGCTGTCGGTGGTGCTGGTCATGGCCGGCACCCACACGTCACGATCGGCCACTCGCGGTCGCTGCCCGGCACCGTCACCGTGCCGGCCGGGGCGAGGTCCTTGGCGACGGCGCCGCAGTCGAAGCAGGCGCGGCCGTGGAGGCGGGCGATACTCACCGGCCCGCTCATCCGGACCGGTGAGACCGTATCTGTGTCGGGCATGCTCCGTTCCCCTCTGCCTGGTTGTGCGGACAGGGAGAGCATGGCCGTCTACAAGGGGCACAAGGGACACAGTGTGTGTCCCCTTGTATCCCCTGGTTGGGGCATCGTCAGACGGCGCCGACCCACTCGGCGAAAGCGGTGAGGGACTCGGCGTCCGCGCGGCGCAGGCGGCGCAGGGTGGCGGCCGTTTCGCGGGCCCAGGGGTGCTCGCGGGTGTGCTGCGGGGCGATCAGTCGGGCGACCTTCAGTGACTCGAACGAGTCGTCGGCCAGGCCCGCCCACAGCTGGGCGCGGGCGAGTTCGATCCAGAACCCTGACTGCCGCTCTGCGGGCAGGTCGGTTGGCGGTGTCCACTCGCGAGCCACGGTGAGAGCGCGGGAGATGTGATCGCCACCCAAGCTGACTGCGACGGATACCTCGTGGGCGCGAACCGAGTCCGGGCCGAACGCCGTCCCCCCGTACTCCCCTTCACGCACCGTGTCGCCGAGCTGGCGGGCCTCGTCCAGGTGAGTGGCGGCTGCCGTGCCGTCCCCGGCCCGGCCTGCGATGACCGCGGCCCGCATATGCAGGGCGCCGCGCGCGGCGGTCGTATCCGGGCCGCGGGGGCTCGGGCTCGCATCGATGGCGCGTTCCAGGGCGCACAGTCCGGCGCTGTGGGCGCGCGCGGCGAAGAAGGTTTCGGTGCGCACGTAGGCGGCGCTGGCCTGGGTGAGCGGGTCTTCGGTGTGGTCGGCAGCCCATCGCATGAGGTCGATCAACCGAGCTGAGAGGTCGTGGTGGCCGTACTTGTAGGCGACAGCGTCGGCTGTGCGGGCGGTGGAGGCGAGGAGCTGGGCGGCTTGCAGGCGCTGGGCTCCGTGGCTGTGGTGCAGGGTGCGGAGTGTGTCGTCGAGGAGGCTGGGGATGTGGATGGCGATCTGTGCGTACTGGGCGGCGAGGCGCCAGTTCACGGCTTCGTGGACCGCGTCGTGAAGTTCCGTCAGAGTCCGGGTAGGGGCATCGGTGGGGAGGTCGTAGGCGGCGATGGTGGCGCTGATGGCGGGGATCGCGGCGTGCACGCGGCTGTCCGTGCGCGAGTTACCGGTGACGATGTGGCTGGGATCGACGGCCAGGGCCGCGGCGAGAGCGTCGAGGGCGTCATCGCTCGGCGATCTCGCGCCGCGTTCGATGGCCTTGACCATAGAGAGGGACAGGAAAGCTGAGGCGGCGAGGTCTCTTTGCGTCATCCGGCGGGCTTGCCGGATGGTGGCGATGCGCTGGCCTACCTCGCGTGTGGTGATGGCGGGCATACTGTCTCCCGTTCGGTGCGTCCACTCCGAACCGTACCCGCGTGGAAACACCGCGTGTGCGCGAACGGCCCCGCCTGTCTTGGGTGGCGGGGCCGTCTCGTTGCCCGGTCAGGGTGCGATGACCGGCGCGAGTTCGCTGAGGCTGTCGATCCGCCAGTCTGCCCGCGCTACGACCTCCGGGGCGTCAGCCCACAGATGCCCCCACGGGCCGCGACGCAGATGTGCCGCCCGCAACCCGGCCGCCGTGGCGGGGAACAGGTCGTTGGCCGGATGGTCGCCGACGTACACCGTCTCCTCGGGCGCAGCCTGTGCCACCTCCAGCACCCGCTCGAAGAATGCAGGCTGCGGCTTGGCCACGCCCCACTCGCCGGATGTCACGATCAGGTCGGCAGGCAGGTCCAGGCCACGCAAGAGATCACCCGCACGGGGCGTCTGGTTACCCGCGATGACGACACGAACGCCCAGCTCGCGCAGCCTGGAGAGGGCTGGGCGGACGTCGTCGTACAGGTCGGTCTCGTCGAGAGTCTCGCCGAGGCCGGCGGCTTCGCGGGCGTGGTACTCGGCTGCGATGTCGATCCCGGGGCGGGCGAGCCGCAACGCGTCGGCGTTGTCACGGCCCTGTGCCACGACGGCGCCGACAAGCGCGGAGAGAGTGTGGCGCGGGACGCCGAGCCAGTCGGCCCATGAGGCCCAGTAGCGGTCGTCGCGGGTGATGGTCTCGCCGACGTCGAACACTGCTGTACGAATCATGCGGGCAGGGTATCGATCCGGATGAGTGAACCGGGGTGCCGGTCGCTACGCTTGGGACATGCCCCCGAACCCCTCCGGCCGTGGCCCCGTGCGGTCCGCTGACGTCGTGAACGAGGACATCCGTGCCCTCGTACGCGGTGCCGGCCGACGGCTCACGGACGAGGAACGGGCCGTGTACGAGCAGCTGCTGCTTGAGTGGGCGGCCGCCGTACGGGCCGAGATCGTCGAAGCGGCCTGACCTCGAGCATGACGAACAGCCCCGCCGCCCGAAGGCGACGGGGCCCATGCCCACCACTTACACGTACTGCGTGCGCCGCGGATCCAACGCTCCCGCAGCTTGCGGAACCGTTCCTCCATCCCCCGGCTCCGGCGCCCCGTCACGACGGCACACCAGCGCATCGGGGTCGTACGACGGGGCCTGCAGCGAGTACCCGTCCGGGCACGACTGACCGTCCGTCCCATCCCGCCCGTCGACACCGTCCCGGCCATCCTGCCCAGCGGGGCCCGCAGGACCCACCGGACCAGCAGGGCCCGCAGGACCGGCGGGGCCCTGCTCACCCTGAGATCCGGCAGGACCAGTCGGGCCCACCGGCCCCGGCGCACCGCTCGCGCCCGGCGTCCCGTCCGCGCCACCCCGGCCCGGCTCCCCCGACGGGCCCGGACTACCCGCTGGGCCGGGCGGCCCCGGGATCGGCACCGGCACCTCCGCCCGCGCCGGGAGATCCTCGACCGCCTTCGCTGGGTCCGGGGCGACGGGGGTCCCGCCCTTGGCCTTCACCTGCTGCCGGAGCGCCCGGACATCCCCGGCCAGTGTCGACACCGCCGTGCCCCGCAGGTCCGCCTCCCGGGCGAGGTCCTGGCGGGCGTCCGCCTCGCGGTGAATCAGCAGCAGCGACAGTGCCACTCCGCCGCCGAGGATGAGCAGGGCGGCGACCATCCACAGCAGGCGCCGGTTCTGGTACAGCACCAGCTCGGTACGCGTCATGGCGTACCTCCGAGCCGCTCGACCATGAGCCGCAGGCGAGCGTTCTCCAGTCTCTCCGTGGCCAACTCGGTCCGAAGAGTGGAGTTCTCCTTCTTCAGCTCCGCCCGTTCTTCCTGCAGCTCGTTGGTCAGGCTGCTGAACCCGGTCACCGCGTTGCCCTCCCGGGCCGCCCTGTTCGCGCCGCGGCTGCCGTACATGACGCCCACCACGGACAGGGCGCCCACGATCACCGCTGAGATCGCCCCGGCCACGGCCGCGTCCACGCCACCACCTCCCCGACGCACTCATGGGGCAGGTCAGGCTGCCTTGGCGTGCGAGCCGGGGTCCATCGGGCTCGACTGCTCGATCCGCAGGAGCGGCACCGGCGCGGTGACCTCCCGGCGGACGAAGAACGCGACCGCGCCCTCGACGAGCAGCATCCACAGGGCTTGCGTCTCGGCGTCCATGCGGAGGCCGAAGGCGAGGAACAGGGCGAGCCCGGCGTGGCCGAGGTTCACGATCGCGGCGAACGCGGCGCCGGTCTTGAGGATGAATGCCTCGGCGACCGCGACGATGCAGGAGAGGACGACCATGATGGCGGCCTGTTCCTTGGCGGAGACGTCGAAGCCGTAGGCGGAGGACAGTTTGAGGGCGACGGCGATGAACGCGAGGACCGCGACGGGCTCTCTGCCGAAGATCTTCATGATGTTCTCTTTTCAGATGGGCTGGGCGAGTTGGCGGCAGCCGATGACGGTTCCGGAGGCGTTGCGGACTTCGCGGTAGGAGACGAGGAGGTCGCTGCGGCGGGGGGCCAGGGCGAGTGCGACGGGCAGGCTGACGACGCACCACACGCCCGTCCGCTCGGGCGGGATGCCGACGGCGTGGCCGTATTCGACGACTTCGACCGTGATGCCGTCTCGGTTGTCGCTGCTGAGCGGCATCATGCTGAGCCGGGCCGGGGTGCCCTCCGGCTCGATGACGAGACGCAGGCCTGGTTCGAGGTCGTCGATGCCGTCGGGCCGGTCGTCGGCGTAGATCCGCACCGGGTGCGGGGTGTAGTTGACGATCACTCGGCGAGCCGTTCCGCGAGCTTCGTCGCGACGAGGTTCGCGATCCGCTCCGCCAATGCCGGGTTCGCGGCCACTGCAGCGCCGAGCGTGGCGATCTGCGAGTCCGTCAGCTCGACAGCGGTGCGGCCTTCGAGGCCCTTCACGCGGGCGAGAGTCTCGCGGATGCCCTCCACCTGCGCCTGCTGCGTGTACCCGGCCGTCCACGTGACGTTGTTGGGCGTCTTCCCGTCGGCCTTGTAGTAGTCGGCGTTGTTGTACGGCGGCCGGGCGGCGGGCAGAGTATCGACGCTCCACACCGCCTTCGGCACCAGCTTTACCACCTCAGCGGCGATCTCGGCAGCGGTCGGCATGTCGTCCTCCTCAGGGGGTGGGGTAGTCCCGTTCGCGCGGGCGACGATGCCCGGGAACACGACCTCCCGGAACTGGGTGATGCGGGCCGGCCCCGGGCAGGCGTGCCCGTTCGGATTCCAGGCGGTGAACTGCTTGTGCCAGCCGAATCCCGGATCGTCAGCAGTGCGGCAGATCCGCAGTGGGATGCCGTGCTTCTGGTGCAGCCACACGCCGAGCTTGATGAGCTGCTCGACCTGCTCGGCCGTCCACTTGTCGGAGGCTGCGGTGTTGGAGGCGGTCTCGATGGACACGGCGCCGGTGCCGTCGCTGCGGAGGTTCGCCGCGGCGTTCGCGTCGGCGCGGGTCTCGGTGCCAATGAACTGGGCGAGGTCGCCCGCGTATCCGAGCCCGAAGTGGCTCTCGAGGTTGGTGGAGTCGCGCCAGTACTCGTACGTGCGCTTCGCGGTCCACGGTCCGGCGATGGAGTGGACGATGAGCTGCGTCGGACGGATTGCCGCCTGATCGTCCGACTCGGGCTGCAGCTCCATCTTCGTGGCGCCGGGATACCAGGCCATGGGGCCTCCAGACATGAGAAAGGCCCCGGCCAGCAGGCTCGGGGCGGAGTAGGCAGGGGTCAGAAAGTTCCGAGCCCTGGCATGTCGCTGGCCGGTCCGACATCCCAGATGGTGAGCAGTGCTGGCGTGCTCGCCGTCGCTGCAACCGTGAACGTGGCGGTGGATCCGGTGTCCCAGGACGCGGTGAGGATCACTGTGTCCGTGATCGTCGTCGCCGGTGTGCAGGTGACCGACAGGGTGACGCCGATGTTCCTGCTTGCCGTGGCGCGGTTGGCGACGACCACGGACCGGATGTCGCGGATGCTGGCGTTGTTGCTGCCCCTGCGCAGGCGCAGGTAGCACAGGTCCACGAGGGACGCCGTTGCGTGCTGGATCAGGCCCGTGAACTCGAATTTGTAGGCCCTGCCCGCCGTGAGCGTCGCGGACGAAGTGGTGATGACCGTGACCTCGGTCGAGCTTGTGATGGGGGACGAGTTGCTGGTCAAGGTTCCGTGCGCGACCACGAACGGCGGACGATAGGTGAGCAGTTGGCTGGTGATGGCACGACCCGGCTGCACTACATCAGGCACAAGATCTCCTACAGGGCGACGAAAGCGGGGTTGGCGAGCGAGACGACAGCGCCCGCCGCCTGCGCTTTCACGATGCCGTTGACGGAACGCGCGACGGTGAACAACTGCGGACTGTCCACGGTGAACGAGCCGACCCGCATCGTCACCGGCAGGCTGTTGGTGTTGTTGACCTGCAAGTTGGCGCGGATCCCGACCCGTCCGGCGGCGGTGATGCTGGTGTCGGTGGTGGAGGCGTGCCAGATCGTGGGCTCGGTGGTGCCGTAGGCCCAGCCGCGGGCGTACAGGTTGCTGCCCTGGGTGCGGAACCGCAGCCAGTAGGTGCTGCCGGCGCTGTACGTGCCGGGCAGGAGATTGCTGATGGACAGGGTGGTGAACACCCCGGCGACGTTCTCCCTGATCCTGACGTCCACGGTGCTGTCGTTGTGGAAGTGCAGGGTGCCCAGGTAGTACGTGCCTGAGTCGGCGTAGCGGGACATGATGCCGGGGTCGATGGAGTCGGTGGCCGCGACGACCGGCACGGTGAATGCGGCCAGCAGATCGGTGTCGGTCCATGACGGGCCGGTCACCAGGCGGCGGCTGCTGTTCACGCTGGTGAGTTCGATGTAGCCCTCGCCCTTGATGGTGTCGACGAAGTACTCCGAGGCGTTGCCGCCGCTGGTGGTCCAGGCGTCGCCGGAACTCGAGGTCCCCCAGCCCTGGGTTACGGCCGTGACGCGGACGTTGTCCCACGACACGACGACGGGCAGCGTGTTGGTGTTGCCGGTGCTGAGGAGGGATCGGGTGCCTATCGGGGCGGCCGAGGGCAGGCTGGTGGTGACCGCCTCCACGTCCCACAGGTCTGGCTCCGTGCCGGAGGTTTTCCACAGCTTGGCCTGCAACACGGAGCCCACCACGCGGGCCCGTACCGTCCAGGTGTCGCCGGCCGCATACGTGCCCTTGGAGACGGGGCCGGCGATCGTCGTGGATACCGCGGCGACCCGGGAGACGAGCTGCACGCTGACGGTTCCGGCCGTGCCCCACACCGCCTCGATGTAGTAGTAGTTGGAGGTGTCTGCCGAGCGGAGCCGCAGGCCGGTGCTGATGCTGGCGCCGGTGGCGACGACGGGCACCGTCATGTCGGCCTGCATGTCCAGGTCTGCCAGGCTGACCGTGTCGAGCGCGGTGAAGCGGCTGGAGTTGACGACGCCTACCGAGGCGGTGCCCTTGGTGCCGTTGGTGGCGTAGTCGGAGGCGGAGCCGCCGCTGGTCGACCAGGCTTGCCCGGTGGTGGCGCTGCCCCAGCCGCCCGTGGTGGTGCGGGTGAAGGAGTCGGTCACCGTCGGGCTGACGCTGCGGCTGAAGTCGTCCTTCAAGCCGGGCTTGATCCCTGTCCCCCCGGAGATCAACTTCACATTGTCGGCGTACAGCAGGTATCCGGCCCCCGGCGAGTTCGTCACCGTGAACAGGATCGATGCGTAGGCGGCGCCCACAGGTGCGGTGAACTGGGCATTGAACGGTGTCCAGGTGCCCGGCGTGAGCGTTGCCGTGTTCGACGATGTGGACAGGTAGGTCTGCGACGCGTTGTACCAGTTGACGTTGACGCCCACGGGCTGCGACAGCGCCACCGGTGCATAAAGCCAGCCCAGCGCCGTGTAGGTGCTGCCCGCCGTCACTGCCCGCAAGGCATCGGCGGCCCGCGGGTTCGACCCTGCCCCCGTGGTCAGCAGCGCCGACCAGGAGCCGACCCGGCGCACCGCACTGGAGCGGGTCAGGGTTGCGCTCGTCGCTGTCCAGCCGCTCGTGTCCGTCTCGAAGGAGGGGTTCACCGTCAGGACGGTGCCGGCGGGTTCGACCTGCATCACCTCGCCACCGACACGGATATCGAACGGCAGGTCTGTGATGTTGGTGGTCCACGGTTCGCCGTCCGTGGTGCGGACCGTCAGCGTGGTGGCGGTGGCGGTGGCCGCGGTGTCGAGTTCGCTGCCGTCGGTGTCGGCCCTGGCAGGGTTCGCGGCATTGTCCACGACACCGACCCGCCACGGGCCTGCCGGGACACACGTGAATTCGACTTCCCACGTGTAGGTCCCGAGGCGTTCCGTGTAGCCCTGTACCAGCAGGTCGACCGGCCCCGGCGGCAGGAAATCGGGCAGGTCCGTGATCCTCAGCATGTCGCCCTCGGTGATCCCGAGGACGGTGTCGATCAGCTGCGGCGCTTTGTGCAGTTTGACGGTGACGACGGGGTATCGGGCCTCGTCCCACGTGCCCAGGTGTAGCCGCCAGTACGCGGCAGGTTCCGCCTGGTCGTCGCTGTACAGGTTCAGGTCGATGTCCTCGTCGTACAGGCCCACCCCGTCGGGCGGGTCCTGCACGGACAGGCGTCCCTCCTCCAGGACGGCCCTGCCGGAGCCTCCGGCGACCCGGTTGACGGTGATGTCGTTGCGGACCGAGTCGGGCTCGACCGGACGCAGCGGCCGGGCCACACCGCGGTCTCCGTACGCCAGCGTCAGCGTGGGTGTCTGGTTGTAGAGGGTGGTGCGGGGCCGGTAGCGCAGGCCGATGCGGTCGCGTTCCTCGCCGAAGATGCCGCCGTCGGTGTCGGCGCAGTCCTGCAGCAGTTTCAGCAGGGTGCCGGGCCGTTGGGGGCCGAGTTGGGCGGTTTCGGCTGCGGGGTCGGCGAGCCGGAATGGTACGCCCTCCTCGGTGCAGAGACGGGTCATGCGTGCTGCTGCGGTCTCTCCGTTGAATGCCTGGTCAGCCGAGCTGAAGGGGGTGTCTGACTCGGTGGTGAACACGGCCAGGTGCCCGAACCTCATCCCGTCCAGGCCGGTCCCGAACGAGGAGCGGACGTCGAGGACGCTCCCGGGCGCTGCTGCGATGGTGGTACCGGTAGACAGGCCGCCCCCACCGATGGTGATCCACCTCAGGACGTACTGCACGTTGCTGCCGGACTGCACGGCCTTGATCTGCAGCCGGTTCCAGGCGCCGGTGAAGGCCGGGCCGGTCGAGGTCTGGCTGAAGACGCTGGAGCCGTCCGCGTCCAGCCCTTCGATCCACACCTGGTTGGTGGCCACGCTTGCCAGTACGCGGCGGGCTGTGCCCGTCGTGCGTACCTCGAAGAGGGTGGTCTTTGCGACCGGCATGGTGTCGAGGTTGTACACCAACTCGACCTGCCACGTCCCTGCGGGCGCGGCCGGGACTGGCGCCACGAACGAGGCGCCGACTTCCAGGACCGGGAGCGGGGAGGACCCGGGCAGAGTGTCGTCTGCGGCCTGGTTGAACGCGGTCGGCTTGAACGACTTCACCCCCGCGATGGGGCTGTAGATGCTGGTGGCATCCGCGCCCTCTTCCATGGGCCAGTAGGCGACCGGGTTGTACGAGGGGATACGGCGGCGCAGCGTCGAGGCAAGGACTTTCTTGCCCTGGTTCATGCGTTCCAGGATGCCGACGGCTTCGCCGTTCACGGTGATGAGGTCGCCGCGGCCGGACCATTCGGCGGGCCAGTCGGAGAACTCGCCGACGAATCGGATCTGCCTGTTCGTGATCGCTGCGCTGCCGGACGGCGTCCAGGTGCGGCCGGCCCCGTCCACGAAACTCGCGGCGCCCTCCGCAGGCGTAGAGAAGTCGGGGTTGGCGACCACCGTCCCGCCGATCCCGGACCGCAGCTCGAAGGCATGAGCCCGGCCCGTAGGGCGTTCGAAACCCAGGTCGGTGACGTCGCCGACCATCAGGGGTGCCGTGGAGGAGAAGATGCTCGTTGTCCCGGCGTGGATGTCCGGGGTGCCCAGCATCGTCCACGGGCCTGCGATCGTCGGGGCCGTGTACCAGGTGAGCGTGTGCCCGCCGGCCCCGTTGTCGACGTCCAGGGTCGCCCGCACGGCGAGCCGGCCGGAGGCGGGGACCACGATGGGTACGGGCGACAGGTATTGGATGACGTTGGTGCCGTCCGGTGAAGAGCGCCAGACCAGGCGCCCGTCGGTCCACACGAACAGGGCCCAGGACCGCTGATTACCGGTCACCCCGTACTTGCCTGCCAGCTCGCGGAGGTTGGCCGCCCCGTTCCAGGGGTCCAGGGTGAGGTCGATGCGGATGTCGATGTCGCCGGTGATGTCGAGGACGGCTGCATCGGGGGTGGAGGCGCCGTTGCCTGCGCTGTCGGGCAGCCACAGGTATCGGTTTCCGGTGAAGACGCTGACGCGGGTGGGCGTGTTGAGGCCGATCTTCTCGAAGTACGGCGAGCGCGGGTTGCGGGGGCTGTAGAGGCCGTTCGGGGATTTGAGGGTGAGGGAGCAGGAGGCCGGGTCGACCGCCTGTCCCTCAGCCCTCTGGCCCCGGCTGTGGGTGATGATGTCCCGCGTCAGCGTGTGCGGTGTGACGTTGGTGAACACGCCGTCGATGCCCAGCTCGGTGGTAGTGCCGAGCGGGTCTTCGGGGAACGCCATCAGCTACTCCTCGTTCCAGTGAGCGCGAACTGAGCGTCGGGTCCGCCGACCTTGCGGATGCTGCGACGCACGCGGCCCATCAGGTAGTTGTCCTCGCCCCGCCCACTGGACCGGAGCTCCAGCACGATCCTCTGAGACGCAGCCGCCCGCGCACGCGCGCTGGCCGTGTCCCACGAGCCAGGCGCCGGCGTCTCGACGAGGGACGCCATCGACCGGTTGACCGCTCGGCGTTCGGACTCGATGCCCTCGCGCAGGCCCTGCCCGGTGTACGAGCCCACCAGCGCCATCACCTTGCTCGGGCTCTTGATCCCCAAGGCCTTGCGGATGGACTTGGACATGGACTTGGCGATGGCGAGCATCTGCCTGTCGATCGCCTTCTGCTGCGACTTGAGGCCTCGGATCAGGCCCTGAGCAGCGTTGATGCCCGCCCCGTACATGGCGTTACCGGCCGTCGAACCCGCTTGGCCTGCGGCCGTGACGAGGGCCTTCTGCTGCTGGTTGATGGCCGTGATCTGCCCCTTGCTGGCGTTCGCGAGCGCGGCCGCCGCCGAGGAGCCCTGCTCGACACCGGCCTGCGCGATCTGCGCGATCAGGTCCGCGCGGACGCCCTTCTTCCGCAGGGTGGCGAGGTTCTTCGCGAACGTCTGCGCGGCCTGGGTGTCGGCCCGCAGCCCGGCGAGGATCGTCTCGGCGGTCTGCGGCCAGCCGCCCGTGTCCTGCTGGGTGATGTTCGCGCCGTCCAGGACGCCCTTCTTCACGTCCGCGGCGAGCTTGTCCCTCGCTTTGATCTGGTCGGCGAGCTTCTTCGTCGCGGTCTTCATCCGCGCGGCGAGCCTGTCTTCCTGGCCGGCCAGCTTGAGGAGCTTCTTCGTGCCGGCCGAGATGACGCCGAGCGCCCTGGAGCGCTTCTTCCCGGGGTTGAGGCTGTCTCGGACGATGTCCGCGAGCTTCGTCGATGCGGCCCTGACCTGCTTCGACGAGCCGGTCATACCGGCGATGAGACCGCGGGCGATCCAACGTCCCTGCGCCCGGGTGACCTTGGAGGGGCTGGCGATGCCGAGGGCCTTGGCGATCGGGCCGGGGATCATGCTTTTCGCCCAGCCGATCAGCTTGTCGTAGATCCACGAGCCCATCGACTGGATGCCGGACCACAGGCCCTGCACGACCTGCACACCCTTGGTGACGAGGAGCTTGTTCAGGGAGCCGATCCCTGACGCGATCCGCCCGGGGAGGCCCTTCACCCAGCCGATGAAGGCGGCGGCCTTGACGGCGGCCGCGTTGCGGAAGGCGACGAACGCGTTCGTTGCGGCGGTCTGCATGCGGTTCTGGAGGCCGGAGATCGCCGACCAGACGCGGCCCGGCAGGCCCGCGACCCAGGCCACCCAGGCGGTAGCGATTTGGACCGTCTTGTCCTTCACGCCCTGCCACCAGGAGGCGACCTTCCCGGGCAGGGAGCCGAGCCAGGCAACCGCGCCGAGGACGGCAGCCACGGCGCCGGAAATCTTGCTGGTGACCCAGGACCACGCTGTCGTCGTGGCCGCCTTGATCTCGTCCCAGTAGGTGACGATCAGGATGACGACTCCGGCGACTCCTGCGGCGATGCCCGCGATGATCCAGAAGATCGGGTTGGCGAGCATCGCGGAGTTCATCGCCCACACGCCGATCGAGGCGATCGTGAAGGCCGTTCCGAGGGCGATCACGCTGGCGGCCAGTCCGCCCAAGAGCCCGGAGTTGTTTTTCGCGAAGTCAAAGAACCCGGAGAGCCTCGGAATTACTTCGTTTCCGAGGAATTCAACAAGATTCTGCTGAAGCGAGTTCTTGAACTGCGCGACCTTCGTAGCGGCGTTGTCGCGCAGGCCGTTGCCGAGTTTGTCGGCGGAGCCTGCGGCGTTGCCCATCGCGGTGGACGCTTTGTCGATGTCCAGGGCGAACAGTGCGGCGCCCAGGTCCTCGCCCGGGCCGCCGAACAGGGTGCTGACGATCTGGCGTGCTTCCTGGCTGTTGGGTCCGAGTTTCTTGATCCGGTCGAGGACGTTGTCCATCGCTTTTTCGCCGGTCTTCCCTCCGGCCGCGATGTCATCGCCGGTCTTCTTGGCGTCCAGCCCCAATGATTTGAAGGCTGCCTGCACGCCTTTCGAACCCTCAGTCGCCCGCAGCTGGAATTCCTTGAAAGCATCGCCGATCTTGTCGGTGTCTTTCGTCCAACCGCCCTGGATCGCCTGCCGGATCAGACCGAGCGCGGTCTGGCCAGAGATTCCCGCTGCCTTGAAGACGGGCCCGTACTCGGTGAACGTCTCCATCAGGTCGTCGCTGGCGGGGCCGAGGCCGGTCATCCCTGCGGCGAGCAGGTCGAAGGCCTCTTGGCCGTTCTTCGCGAGACCGTTCTTGAGCATGCTGCCCGCTGCCTGCGCGGCGAGCGTGAGGTCCACGTCGAAGCTGTTGGCGAGGTCGGCGGCGTTCGTGGCCAGGGACTTGATCTGCGCGTTCGTCGCGTCCGGCTTGAACAGGCCAGCGCTGGCGATGACGTTGATCGCGTCCGCGCCCTGCTGGAAGTCGGTGACGATCGCGTCCTTGAAGAGCTCGCCCGCGAGTTTCCCGTACTTCTGGGCGACGGCGGGCGTGGCGCCCATCTGCGCCTGCATCTTGCCGACGATCTGCCCCTGCTCCATGGCCTGCCCGAAGGCGTCCATCAGCATGGCGCCCGCAGCCGCACCGACCCCAGCCATGGCCAGCTGCATGCCGCCACGCATCCGGTCGCCCACCGACCGGGCAGCGCCGTCAGCGCCCTCCCCTGCACCGTCGTTGAGGCCCTCGCCGACGTCGTCACCCGCGCGCCGGCCCGCGGCGACGAACCTGCCGCGGGCGTCGCGCAGGCTCCCGTCGGCGCCACGGACGATGCCGTCGCCCAGGCCCTCGCCGACCTGCCGTCCGGCGCGGTCAGCGTCGTCGCCCATGCGCTGCCCGGAGGAACGCAGAGCGTTCTCGGCGCGGCGCAGGGCGGGGTCTACGGCACGGTCGTCGATGGACAGGATGCCGTTGAGTTCGCCGACCTGCAGCGCCATGGCTCACCTCCGTCGGGTGTTGGTGCGGGGTTCCTCGGGAGGGTTGAAGTGGCGCTGCAACCGCGACTCGGTCGAGAGGAGGCCGAGGATGCGGAGCTGAAGCCACCGCCACGTGCGGCGCCGGAGGAGGCCGTCGTCTTCGACGTCGATGCCGTACACCTGGTGCAGGTCGGCCTCGATGAGCACCCACTGCTGAAGCAACTTGGCCCAACTCAGGTCGGGCGGGGCCCCCGGCCGCGTCCGCCCCTTCGCTGCCGGGACGCCGCCCTCGTACCACTCGTAGAGACCGGTGACGGGGTCCCGTTCGCCCCGCCCTTCGCCGAGGAGCCGCGCGAGATCTGCCGGCGCTCCGCCCGGTTCCTCCCCGCTTTTCCCGGGGCCTCGCCCGTATTCCAGTAGGCCAGGGCTGTCGACTCGTCAGTGGTGACCCAGAACATCACCGTCAACGAGACGTGTTTGAACATGGACCACGATGTCTCTGTCTTGAGCCTGTCGTAGGCGTCGCCGAGGCACAGTCGGTAGAGGTCCAGTTCCTCCTCGTCGTCGAGGACCGGCTGTTCGGGCGCGGTGCCTCCGGCCGCGAGGCGTGCGGCCAGGGACGTGATGCGTTCGATCTTGATACCGGCCTCGGCGGACGGGTCCGCGATGTGGTATTCGCGGGTGACGCCGTCGCGGCCGGTGACGGGCAGGGTGAGGCCGTCGGAGAGGAAGTCGTCGAGGGCCTCGAACGTGCCTGCCATCAGGCCACCGGGTTCGTGATGAGGAGCAGCGGGCCGGTGCCGGTGAGGGTCATCTCGACCTGGTCCAGGGCGGTGTATTCGCCGCCGGACGGCGCCCAGGTGACCAGGGCGGTGCCCTCGTATGCCTCGGGGAGGCCGTTGCGGTCGTAGTAGCGGACGTGGACCTCGGAGGCGCTGCCGAACGCGTACGCCGCAGTCCTGAAGGCCTCGTGGGTGGGGTGGTACACCTTCACCTGGTCGTTGATGCGCCGGTTGATGGTGACGCCGAGCTCCCAGGCCTGCCCCGTCTTGGTGTTGCCCGCCCAGCCGTCGGAGTCGTAGTCCGAGGAGTCCTCAATGTTGGGCTCGGCGGACGGGTTGAACTCGGTGATCCCGATGACGCTCTGCCAGTCGCTGCCGTCCTTCGCGGCCGACAGGTCGATGTCCAGCTTCCAGCGCCGGGCGAGAGCGTTCGTGGGCGTGGGAGTGCTCATCTGGGGGTTCCTCTCAATCGATCAGGTAGGTCCCGGCCCTGTCGGTCCGGAAGTAGTAGTTCGCGGTCAGCTCCATGCGCTTCTGGCTGTCCTGACCGATCCACGCCTGTGACTGCCGCCACGACAGCGCTACATGGACGTCTCCGGCGTTGTATTGCTGGCGGTTGTGCAGGGCGTCGAACACGGCGTCGGCGAGGTCGTCGATCGCGTCCGGGTCGCGGCCCGCGCGCATACGGATCTGCACACCGGTGATCGCGTTTGGCTGGTCGGTGTCCTCGACCGGGTACGCGGTCAGGCCGAGCGCTCGCTCCGGGGTGTCCGGCATGACGCCTCGAAAGATCCCGGTGTCCGGATCCTCGATGACCGTGTCTGGCCTGAACAGACCGATGCCGGCCTCTTGGAGGAGACCGGCGATTCCGTCGAGCAGCTGGCTGGTGTATCCGCTCACCGCATCGCCCGCCTGATCTCGGCGGCGATGATCGCCGCGACTTCCGGGCGGGCCGCGTTCAGCGGGTTCTCCAGGTACTTCGCCGTACGTCCCGGTGCGTGCCGCCAGGTCAGTTCCTCGTGCTGGCGTACGGCGTACGGGCCGTCGAAGCTGACCACGGCGGTCAGTGACGGCTCGTCCACGCTGGCCGTGCCGGTGGATTGCAGGTAGCCCTCGTCGAGCGGGACCCGGTCGGTGGCCAACTGCAGGACGTGTTCGGCAGCGAGTTGCAGGCCGCGCGCGGCGCCCTGCCGCATGGCCCGGGAGGCGAGCGCCCCGTCGAATCGGAGCCGGAAGTTCTGCGCCACGGCTGGCCTCCTTACTGGAGAAAGACCTGCGTGTTCGACGGCACCGGGAGGGTGCCGCCGTCGGCGCGGGCGATCGTGATGACCGTCGTCTTCCGCCCGTCCGGCAGCGTCACGCGGCTGTTGGGCGGCGGCCGGTGATCAGGTCGTGTGATGTACGACGAGCCCGAGGTGACGATCTGCCCGCCCGGCGAGACAACCTGCGTCGTCTTCTCATCGATGAGGCAGCGCACCGTCTCCGGCGGCCCGTACACGTCGCCCTTGCTGCCGGACCCGAGATACGCCTCGACACTCACCGTGTGCTGCAGCAGGAAACCGGGGACCTGCCTCACCACGCCGACCCCACCCCGAACCATAGGAAGGAGGAGGGCACCCGATGAAGGGCGGCCAGAGCGCGCGGCGGAAGCGACCCGGCGGCGATCGGCGTCGCCGCCGCACTTCCCGACCGGCCCGACAGGCTGACCGGCCCGGCCGACACGCTGTCCCATCCGCCGTCAGCGCCGACCGGATCCCCGGTCTCCCCCCACCACTCGGCGATCGCGCACACCGCCTCAGCGAACGCGGCCTGCACCGTCGGGTTCGTGGGCATGCCGCCGGCGTCGACGTCGTACACGGCGGTTCGCAGGGCGTCGTCCAGTGCGCGCGTCGCATCCTCGAGCAGCTTCGCGGCGTTCGCCGGGGCGTCGGTGTGAAGGTAGGCGGCGAGTTGGGCGGTGGTGGCGTAGGAGCGGCCGGTCAGTCCTGCGGTGACGGTGACGAGTTCGGATGCGGTCACCAGGGTGGCCGATTTGGTGCCTGCCCACTGCGCCAGATATGCGCCGGGGGCGAGGCTCGTGGACGTGGCCCATGGGTAGCCGTAGGTGCCGACGCCCGGGTGGGTGACGCCGGTCGTGGTCGCGGCGACCGCGATAGCGCTGGTGGCCACGTTGGTGATGGTGATCGTGGGGGTGGTGTCGAGGTCGGTGAGGGTGCCGCCGGAGAAGTCGAACCACTGCGAGAGAAGTACGACGGTCTGGCCTGCAATGACATCGGTCATGACGGCACCGGCCCGAGATTGGTGAGCAGCAGGTAGAACGGGTACGTGGCGCTCGCGTAGATGGTCTCCGGGCCCGACCCCTTGTAGACGAGGGCCACGGTCACCTGCCCGGCGTTGACTTCGCCGGACGCCAGGATCATCTGCACCGGGCCTGTCGCTCCTGGGAACGTTGAGGCCTGGGGGTAGTAGGCGGGGTTGCCTTCGGCGAGCGGCGAACTGGTGCCCGAGCCGAGGTAGCGGCCGATTGCGCCGCCCGACGTGAGGACCGCCAGGTCGAGGAAGGCCGCGCTCCCCGTCCGCATGAACTGCGGGCTGACGAGGAGCCGGTCGCCCACAGCTGCAGTGATCGAGCAGGCGAGAGGCGTGGCCCCGGAGGTGACAATCGTCCAGGCTGCTGCGGAGGAGAGTGCCACGTCGCCCGCTGTGATGCGGGTGTCGGCGGTCCGGATCGTTGCCCCAGCGGCCGGGGTGGCGGGGGTGCCGTGGGTGTGATCGCCGCGCGCGTACTCGGTGCTCACGCCTGCGGTGGCCGCCTGCCCGAAGGCGGTCTCTGAGACGACCGTGTCCGAGGCGACACCGGTTGCCCCGCCCGCCACCGCGTTGAGGACGTACGCCTTCGACGCGGCGGAGTGAGACGTGTCCGGAGAGTCGTCCGGCAGGACGAGGTCGCCCGTCATCGAGTCGCCCGCTTTATTGACCTTGCGGGCGTCGCCGGTCGTGCTGACGTAACCGGTAGCGGCCATGAACTCGCCCTCCTCTCTACGTGGCCGGACGCACGACAGGGAGGCCCGAAGGCCCCCCTGTGCCGTGGCGCTTGGCTACGCGGACGCGCCGATGATGTGGATGTCGTACGTCACGCTCGTGCCCGCACCCGAGTTGGCGATCTTCAGCAGGTCGCCCGTGCCGGCCGTGACCGCGTACCCGGTCGCGTCCGCAACGCCCGTGCCGACCGCGAGGAACGCGCCCGGGCGCAGGACGACGGTGCCGGTGGCACTCAGCAGCGTTGACCACGGGTTCGACGCGGCGGCCCCGATCACGACGTTGTTGGTGTTCCCGGCCGCCGCCGCGATGAGGAGGCCTTTGACGCGGGCGAAGGTGATCGCCGCGCCGAAGGCATCCAGCAAGACGCCCGCCAGGTCGAGGTCCTCCGTCGCCGACGCGGCCAGCGTGCGCCGGTCGGAGAACACCTTGTCGGCCTTGCCCGCAGCGGTGCCGTTGCCGAGAGACATCGAGCGGGACAGCGACTGCTTCGCGCTGCCCGTGCCGAGGTCGAGCGCAGACGTGAGCTCGGCGTACGCGCTGACGGCGAGCATTGCTCCCTGAAGAGGCATGATTCCGTTCCTCTCAGGTCGCGATGACGAGCGGGACCTGGCGCTTGTACGCCGGGGTCGCGATCGTCGCCGGGGCCGTGCCGGTCAGCGAGGACCCGGACGTCTGCGCGAGGTTGCCCTCGCCGGTCAGGACAGGCTTCGCGCCGACGGTGCCGACCAGCGTCGGGACAGTTGACGCCGTGACGGAGATCGCCGCGTAGTAGATCCCCGACTTGGTGACCTTCACCGGGGCGGACAGCGCGAGCGTCTTCGCCGTGTCCGCCGCCCACGCCGCAGTCAGCTGGTCAGCCGACTGCGCGAGCAGCGCCCCCGCGCCCGAGTACAGGGCGAAGAAGTAGTTCGTCGGAGTGGCCGCCGCGGTGGCGCCGCTGATGAACGTGAGGTTCGTGACGGTGTCGCCGTCGGCCAGATACAGCGCGACCGAGCACAGCACGCCCGATGCTGCGGTCGCCACGTCGTCGAGGCCGACGCGGGGCAGGTTCGTCCGGTGGAAGGTGACTTCCGGGTCGGGGCGGCCGGCGGAGTTGAGCCAGCCGAGGTCATTGCGGGGGTTCCCGCGGAAGATGCCGAGGAGCGTCACTTCGTGTCCTCCTTCTTCTGCTCGCCGCGGGCGAGGATGGCCTTGCGCTTCTTGCCGTCGGCCTCGGCGTCGATGACGCGCTGGCGTTCGGCGGCGTCGTCGGTGCGGTCGAGGTAGGCGATGACGTCGTCCTGGTTGTACTTGGACGGGTCGTACTCCGGGGCGGTGCTGACGGTGACGGGCGGTTGCTCGTCCGGGATGCCGATACCCAGCCCGACCGACGGCGCAGAGCCGTGACCCAGGTTCGTCATCGCGTCCTCGGCGGAGACGGGGCCCTGCTCGACCGGCACCTCCTCGCGGTCCTCCTCGTCGAGGGGCAGCAGCGCGTAACCCTGCCGGCGGAAGTACTCGATGGCCGCGCGGCCTTCCTTCGTGCTGTCGTTCACGAAGCCGGTGCCACGGGTGAACTGGACGCCGACTGACTCGCCGTTGTAGGAGCGGACGGGGGCTTCGACCTTGTACTGGTTCATGCTGATCACCGAACCTTCACGTTGCGGAGGACGCCGCAGGCCTTGGTGTTGCGGAGGACGGCCGCGACCGGGCCCATCTCGACCTCGCCGGACTTGACGGCGCCGGGCTGGGTGAAGTCCGGCAAGTACGTCTCGACCAGCGGGGTGCCGGCCATCGCCGCGCCGTGGAAGGCGTCCAGGCCCAGCGACACCGCGTAGATGTCGGTCAGGCCGGTGATGACGCCGCCGGCACCGGCGCCGTCGACGTCCGCCGAGCGGATGGGGATGATCGGGGCGGAGCCGTCCACACGGTCACCGAGGTCGACGAGGACCCAGTTCCCGTACCGCATGATCTGGTTGCCGAACGCGTCCTTCTCGGACGTGTACTGGTTGGCCCGCCGCGCGAGGGACTGGATGCGGGCGATGCTCTTGGTGTTGCCGAGGATCGCCTTCACTCCGGCCGGGACCGACCCGTCGGCGCCGGTGTCGCCGGATCCGGTCTGGGAGCCCATGATTCGGGACAGGAAGTCGTCGAAGGCGTCGAACGCGGCCATGGCGATGTCCTCGGTGGTGACCGTCGCCGGGGACCAGTCGAGGTAGCCGGAGGTGATGCCCTCGTTGAGGGGCAGGTACTCGGTGGACTGGCCGACCAGAGCCTTGTCGAGGCCGTCGAATCCTGCGTCGTCGACGGCGGTGTCGCCGAGGATGAGTTCCTGCTGGAAGCGGGTCCGCACGCTGGTGAGCTTCTGCGCGAGCTGGAAGCTGATCTCGTTCGAGGCGGCCGGGCCGAGCCTCGCGAGCTTCCGGTCGACGGTGAACGCGCCGCCCAGCGGGTGGAGCTCGACGCTCTTCCGCTCGCGGGTGGCCTGGTTCGGGACGTACTCCTCGTTGAACCGGCGGAACGCCGCCTGGCTCGGGGCGAGGAGACGGGTGTAGCCGTAGGTGAGGGAGCCGCCGCCCGTGCCCGGGGTGACGGTGTCGTCCCAGACGAAGTTGTTCAGCAGCCAGCTGTTGCGGCGGAGGTTGTCGATGACGGAGAAGTCGATATCCGCCTGGGTGTTGAGCTGCGCCTGAGCGAGCGTCACGGGCATGGGTTACTCCCTGGTGGTCAGGTCTGGTAGTGGTTCGCGATCGCTCCCGCGAGCGATCCGTTGCGCTTCTTCGCGGCGCCCTCGCCGGTCCCGCCGGACAGATCGCCGCCGCTCTTGCCAGCGGATGCGGTGGCCGCGAACGCAGGGTTGTCCTTGACCGCGTCCTTGATCGCCTGGTCGAGGGCGGACTGGAAGCCCTTGTCGGAGGGGTCGAGGGTGGAGATTGCGTTGACGAAGGAGCGGGAGTCGAGCAGCGCGCCGGCTTTCGCCGACAGCTTGTCGGCGCGGGACCACACAGCCAGCTCGACGTCCTTCGCGCGGATCACCGACTCCCTCTCGGAGATGGTGGTGTCCTTCTGCGCGATGGCCTCGGCGAGCTTCGCCGGGTCTGGCGGGGCGTCGTCCTTGACGAAGCCGAGCGCCTTCCCGAGCTGCTGCGTGAGCGCCTTGACCGCGTCGTCGGCAGCCTGCTGCTTCGCCGCCGTACGGGCCTTCCCGGCATCTTTGCGGGCGTCGGCGAGTTCCTTCTCCAGCCGCTTGACCGTGGCCGAGAGGTCGTTGTCCTTGCCGCCCTTGCCGGAATCACCGCCCGCGCCCTGGCCGCCGTCGCCGTCGTCGGAGTCGCCTTCGTCGCCGGATCCGCCGCTGTCACCGCCCTCGTCGCCGCTGCCGGATCCGGAGCCGGCGCCGTCCCCTCCGTCTGCGTACAGGAACGGGGAGAAAGGGCCGTGGCCGTACGGGTGCGCCCAGCCGGAGCCTGCGAGTCGGGGCAGGGTCTTCTTCCGCATTGCGCCCTCCAGGGCATGAGTCGCCCGCGCCTGGCGGGCATCTGGGGTTCGGGCCGCGCCTGGCGGCCGCGATGGTTGTGCAAGCGGCCCGCGCCTGGCGGGCCTTCAGGGGTGACCCGCGCCAGGCGGATCGGTGTTCTCGGCCCGCACCAGGCGGGCCGAAGTCTGCGGACCCCAGCGCTGTCAGCCCCTGGGGTTACCTTCGTGGGATGGCTACGCATCGAGAGAACGCTTCAGGCGCCTGCCGCCGCTGTAAGGGACCGTTGGTCCGCAACGTCTCCGTCACACCCGTGTGGGGAGGTGAGGAGATACGCAAGCAGAGCGATCCGTACTGTCCGTCGTGCTCTCGGCAAGACCTCGACGCATGGGACCGCGAGAACAGGCGCGAGCCCGAGGAGTAGTCAGCGAGGCGACGTGAGCTGCTCACGATGCGACTTGCGCGGCAGGCCCGTCGCCGCGACCAGCTCACGAATCCGCCCCTGATACGCACGCACCTTCGCGTTCGCCTTCGTGCGCGCGGCATCGTCCACGGACCCGGCCGCCCGCCGCTTCCACAACCGCACCTGACGTTCGAGGTAGCGCTGCTGCTGCGACTGCTCGTACGTCGCCCGCGTCCGGTCGGTCTTCGGGGCCGGCGGCCGGGTCAGGCCGGGCAAGTAGATCGACACCGAGTGACGGCAGTTCGGATGCATCAACCCTGCGGCTCTGGCCTCTGGCAGGCTGCCGGCCACACGGACGCTGACCATGCGGTCGTCCTCGGTGGCGTGCTCGACCTCGACGGTGCCCTCACCGGATGCGCCGTCGCGCCGAAGGATCTCGCCTTCCCAGGGCTTGCAGCGGGGGCACTCCTCCGGGGCGTTGGACACGACCACCAGGTCGATGCCTGCGGCGCCGAGCCGGTCTGTGTGCGCCTGTACGGCTGCGCGGCCGAGGGCGGAGCGGGTCGCCATCTCCGTGTATGAGGTGAGGTTCCAGGCTTTGCCAGCTCGGTCCACGAACCCGGTAACTCCTCGGTCCGCGAACCGGGCCAGCGCCCGCGCCGCCGCCTCGCGACGTGTTGATGCCCCCAGCAGGGGGGCGGATGTGGCCTGGGCGATGACCTGCCGGTACACGTCGAGGCCAGAGCGGAGGATCCGTGCGTGGGTTGCGCTGGTCTCCTGCACGAGTGCTGCGGCCAGCCGGTCCACGGCGTGCGTTCCTGCGGGGATTGCGGGCGCGGTCACGGCGAGCGCGCCGAGCTCGGCGACGGCGGCTTGTGCGCCGCGGTCGTACGCCTCGGCGACAGCCTGACGGATCGCGCCGGCCGCGTCGACTTGGAGGGCGTCGATGATGTCTTCGATCGCCGTACGCAGGTGGCCGATCGCTTGGAGCTTGAGCTCGACCCACAGGGGGCTGTCGAGGCCTTCGGCGAGGGCGCGGGTGACCTTCTCGATGAGCGCCAGTTCGGCCTGTTCGTACAGTGACGAGACAGCGGCGGCGAGGTCCTCGGCCATGTCAGGGCTGACTGGCATGAGGCCTCCCTGCTACTCCTCGGCGTTGTCGTCTTCTGCCTCGCCGCCGTCGGCTGGTTCCTCTTGCTCGTCCGGCCGTTCACCGAACTGTGGCCGGTCCGCGCCGAGCGTGAGCGGATCCTCGACGAGGCGGCCGGTCTCCTTCTGGATCCGACGCACCTCCTCGGCCTGCTCCTTCTCGTCCCAGTCCGGATGCAGCAGAGCCACCTTCACCTCGGTCGACGCGGCCTCCGCCTGCTGGAGAAGGCTCGCGGTCTCAGCGAGGGTCTTGATGTCGTCCTGCACGCTGTCCTGGAAGTCAACGTCCGGCCGCTCCACCTCCACCCCGGCCACGCGGAACAGCGGCGACGCCTCCAGCATCAGCAGCGCCTCGACGATGTCCGCGATGCCGGTCGCCGCCAGCTCCGCCTTCCGCGCACGCGTGGACATCGAGCGCGCGGTACGAGCCTTGATCTCCGTCGCCGTAACAGCGGCCCCGGACGTGTCGTCGCCGAACGTGTTCCCGGAGTAGCCCGCATTGCGGATGACCTTGCCCACCAGGTCCTCGACCGTGGCCCGGTGCTCCTCGTGCCGGATCGCGAACTGGTTCAGGGTGATCGCCTGCTCCGAGTTGGGCGGCACGTTCAGCGGCGAGTACGCCTCACGGTCCTCCCAGATCGCGCCCATGCCGGGCCCGTTGGCGTCGAGGAACATCGCCGGGACGATGATCCGGCTCTTGGCGAGGCGGACGTCCCGCATCCACGACGTGTACGTCTCATCGATCGCGCTGAGGAACGTCTCCGCGCCCTGGTAGTCCGAGGTGCCGAGCCCTGCCGCGCCCGGGATGTCCCGCCAGTCCGGGGCGACCATCGTGTTCGGAATGTAGGAGACGAGGAGCTTCTTCTCCATCCCCGCCGGCAACTGCCTGGCCGGCAGATACGCCTTGGTCTCCTCGAACGCGGACAGGTCGACGGGCTTGCCGAGGTTGTCCTCGGTGCCGTCGTACACCCCGTGAAGGACAAGGCCCGGCTCATGCCGTTCCAAGTGCCGGACGACGCGCTGCCCGTCAACGGCGATGACGGTCCAGAACGTCACCGCGCGCAGCTTGTCGCCGTGCGCGAACTCGGGGGCTGCACCGTCAGCGTGTACCAGGGAGATCCACGGCCGGTCGCTGATGTCGTCGTCCCACACGATCCGCAGGTAGGCCCCGCCGAGCGCTGCTCCGGTCTCGCCTGCGGCGATGAGGGTGCGCTTCATGCCGACGTCCATCAGCGCTTCGAGGCGCTCCTGGGTGGCCTGCGTCGTGGCTTTTAGGGTGGGCGGCTCGGAGTACAGCAGGTCGCTGCTGGTGCGGGCGATGTCGCGGGCGAGCGGCATGTGGAGGTTGGCGCGCTGTTCGCCGAGCGGTGTCGGCTGGCCCCAAAACCAGCGGGCGACGGTACCGACGAGGCCGCCGCGGTACTGGCTCGGCCGGTTCTGTACCTGGCCGGGCTGACCGGTGGCGTAGGAGCGGGTGCCGCGGTTGCGGTACCGGTAGGCGAGACGGTCGGGGTTCGCGGAGAACCAGGCGGCCCAGTCCTCCATGTCCTCGCGGATCGGAGAGGGGATCGGCGGCCAGTTCGTGTTCTTCTCAGGGAGCGGCATCGTTCACCCCCTCATCGTGGTCAGGCAGCGCTTCGGCATCGGCAGCCATGCTGCGCAGCGCGGCGGCGAGCGGAGCGCGCCAGTCCTCGACCACGCCGTCGCGGATGTGCAGGGTCATGGTCCCGGCGACGGCGTCCGTGACGTCTCCGACGCTGACAACGATGGGCACCTCGATGCTCCCGCTGACGGCGGTGAAGTCGACTTCCACAGCCACTACGCAGCCACCTCCAACGACGTCGCGGGCAGCAGATGCCGCCACTCATTCACCGAGGAGTGCAGGCCGTACCGCAGGCCGTCCACGCTGTGGTCATCGACCTTCAGCGGTTGGTCGATGCCCTTCAACGACGCCTTCTCATCCCACACATACGCCGGCAGCTCCTCCAGCAGACCGGCACACGACCGGTGGATCGACAGGATGTTCTCGCCGAACGCCGTGGACACCGACCGGATGCCGTCCTTCACGTCGTTGTCCGCCTTCGCCACGCCGGGCGTGCCGTCCGCCCACAGCTGGGTCATGAACGACGCGGCGGACGGGTCGACGAACACCCACGACGGGGCCACGCCCTTCGTCCCGCGATGTTCGTACGACGACAGCCAGCTGCGCACGCCCACGCTGTACTGCGCATCCGTCAGCTGCCGCTTCGCGACCCGCGAGTCGTGCCGGTACTCCGAGGCGACGTACATGCGGTTGTCCGCCCCGATCCCGATCAGCAGCGCGGCGAACGGGTTTACGGTGCCGTAGTCGATGCCCACGCACATCCACCGGGTGATCTCCGGGACCAGGTCGACGACGTGCCGCTGCTCGTTGAATGCGTCGAAGATGACGCCTTCCGCCAGGCACCATTCGCCGAGGATGTACCTGCGGAAGAACAGGCCCTGATGCGACCGCTTCAGCGAGTCCACGTACGCGGCCGGCAGGGACGGATTGTCGTCGAGGACGAACGAGAACCGGTGCACGTCCAGCGCGTCGGGATCCTGCGTCTCGACGAGCGTTCCGTCGCGGCGCAGGTGCAGGCGGGCCCGGTCGAGGATCTGCCTCTTCAGCCAGTGGTTCGGGCCTTCAGGGTTGGTCGTGGCGAACCACTGCGCGCCCTCGACGCTGAGGCGGGTCTCCAGCATCCGGAAGAACGTCTCCGGGTAGGTGGTGACCTCGTCCATGTACGCACCAGCGAGGGTGAGCCCCTTGATCTTGTCGGCGGCCCGCTCATCGTTCGCCCCGGCCACGTAGACCGTGCGGCCGAAGATGACGACCTCACCCGCGCCCGCCCGGTAGTCGCACCGCCGCTTACCGATCATCTGCACGATGACGTCGATGATGTTCCGCTTCAGCGTCCGCTCGGTCTTCCCGACCATCAGGAGCGCACCAGGCGGGCCGGTGCGGACGTACCGCAGCCACACCATGATCGAGCCGATCGTCTTACCCGACCGGACCGCGCCCTCCCACAGGTTGCCGCGCGCGGCCGCCAACTGGGTTGCCCGGAGCGCCTTGCCGGAGAGGGGAGTGAACATCGTCGCCCCCTCACTCGCCCGGCATCATCCCCCTCAGCCAGGCGTCGACAGCGGCCAGGCCCTCCAAGTCCTCACGGTCCGGCGGGACAAGCTTGAGGGACTTCTCGATGGCGATGCCGGCCGCGGACATGAGGTCCTTCTTCGCGTCGGCGGGGGGCTCGTCGAGTTGCCGCTCGACGTACTTGTTCGCGGCGCCGCCGATGCGGAAGACCCTGTGGGGCTGCCAGAGTTGCTCGGTGAGTTGCTCGGCGTCGGACTGTAGGGCCTCGGCGAGGATGGCGCGCCGTTCCTCGAGGTCGGCCTTGCGTGCGCGGGTGGCTTCCTCGGTCATCGTGCGGTCGAAGGTGAGGTTGAGGCGTGCGGCGATGACGGACACGGTGCGTGAGCCGCGGTTGATCCTGCGGGCGATCTCGTTACGGCCCAGGCCCTGTGCGTGCAGCTCGGCGACGAGCCGGTAGTCGTTGTCGTCGACGGCGCGCTGGTCCCCGTTGAGGCCGCCCTTGTTGGGCTCGCTCATCGTCACCTCCGTCAGGGTGTGCGAAGGCCCGGCCGCTCCGGTGGAGTGCGGCCGGGCCAGTCCGTGAAGTGTGGGTCAGACCTTGCAGAACCCGAGATCCTTCAAGGCCTTGTTGATCTGGGCGCCCTGGGCCTCGCTGGTCGTGACGTCCTTGTACGTGAAGCGCTGCGAGGCGAGGTAGTCGAGCTTGTTGCCGCCGCCGTTGATCGCTGAGCACTGGTTGCGGGCCGCGTCGACGGCCTTGTCGTCATACCGGACCACGTCCGGGGCGGCCTGCTTCAGTGCGTCGAGGAGCTGCTGGCGCTTCTCGCCGGTCGGCCGCGGCGGCATGCCGGCGGCTGCGGAGATCGCGTCCTTCTGCGCTTGGGTGAGCTGCTTCTCGGTGGCCGTCGGCTTGGTGTCGGCCTTGTCGCTGCTCTCGTTGCTGGAGCAGGCGGCGAGGGTGCACGCGAGGACGGCGATGGTGGCGGCGGTGCGGCGGATGTGCATGTTCCCCCCTGGAACTGTTGGTGAGGGGGCATCATGCCGTATCTGCGGCGTTTGCTTCCGGGCATGCCAGATCTGCGGCCGACTGTAAGACGAGACGTGCCGTTTCGGCAAGTGGGCCGGAACGCGGACGGCCCCGCCTCGACGGGGGAACGAGGCGGGGCCTTCAGGGGTTGCCGGGCGCTACCCGGCGCGTAGCCGTCAGTGTGGCACGCGGGTCAGCTCGTGCGCGGGCCTTCCTGCGGGGTGCCGGGGACCGGCTTCTGCCCGGTCGGGTAGTGGCCGCCGCGGCTGGCCTGGTAGGTCCTCGCGTCCTTCGCGAGCCGTGCCGGGTCGGCGGCCGCGCGCAGCTCGTCTTGGGATCCGGTCCGTTTGAACGCCATGATGGTGCTCCTGTCTCGTGATCGGGATGGGTGGACCGGCGTGGGCCGCGCTCTCTTGGCGGATGGAACGGCCCGCGCCGGGGTCTTGAGGGGTGGGTCAGTGGCCCAGCAGACGAGCCACGACAGAGGCGACAGCCAGAACCGCGAGCAGGCCCAACAGGGCGCCCGTGGACACGTACCGGCCATCCGGATGCGGGGTACTGCCGGGCACTCGAACGATGCGCTCACCGGCCGGGACGAGGCCCCCGTGCTCGATGTTGCGGTGCTCGTCCCGATAGCCCTCGGCCTGTCTGTAGGACACCGGGGGGCTGGCCGCGCGGCACTGGCGGCACCGGTACTCGTAGAGCATCAGGCGCTCTCCAACCACTCTCCACGCGACTCTCCGGCCGGAGAATCTGCGGGCTGACCTGCGTCTCCATCGGAATCCACACGCGACTCTCCACCAGGGGAGGGGAGCGGCTGAAGGTCAGCCAAGGCGACCCCTGACCGGCCGGATTGCTTGCCGATACGGAGGCTCCTGCGGACGGGGATACCGAGGGTCCTGAGAGCGGCCCGCAGCTGGGCGTTGTCGCGGCCCTCGTGGCCGGGCATCTGACGCATCGCCGGGTAGAGGTCGCGGAGGTGGATGCCGGGCTGCCCGTCCATGAGGGCGGCGAGCCACAGAACGAAGCTGTCCCGGGCGGTCAAGACCTGAGGTGCTGGGGTCGGCGCGTCAAGGGCGGGCGGGGCGAGCCACCAGGCGGCCATGCACCAGGCGAGGGCCGCGCCGGGGATCGCGAAGCGGGCGATGTGCGGGGCGTGCACGCAGCCGTAGCCGACGAGGTACACGGCGCCGGCGCACACGCCGAGCCGCTCAATGCCGTTGAGGCGGTCGCCGAGCCACTGCCAGCTGCGGGCGGCGAGCTCGATCGATCCGTACGCGAGGGCTGCGCCCGCTCCGGTGAAGGCGAGGATCGGGCGCAGTTCGGCCCGCGCCCAGTCGGGGAGGAGCCGCTCCCCTACCCGCTTAACGATCTTCATCAGGCGGCGCCGATCGCGTGCGCACCGGTCAGAATCAACGCCTGCGGCAGCCCCCACAGGCCGCCGGCCTGCGCCCACACACCGGCCGCGATGATCCCGGTGAGCGCGGCCTTCCCCGGGGCGAGCTCACGGAAGTACATGAGCGCGGCGAGCAGCAGGCTGACGCCGCCCATGCCAGCGGTGCCGAACCCGCCGCCAGTGAACACCGAGGCGAACGCATCGCTGAGGTTCTCCCCGACGGTCCAGATCGACCCGGCGACCATGTAGAACGTGCCGGCCGCGACGCCGGTCCATTGGGCCTGGTCGGAGGTGAGGCGCTTCCGGA